GCCCACATCCAGAGCACGATAATTTTCCAGGCCACTGTGGCCACCATGCATGTGTCCGTGAAAGTGAACAGCACCGTGATGCATTTGATCCCACTCTGCAATGGGATAGTGCAGCATGACCACCCGGGTTTCGTTGAACTGCGCATCCAGGTACTTGTGTATCTCTTCAAAGCAGTCGCGAAAATCTTGATTTTGCAACAGCTTACGGTCGTGGTTGCCTTCTACCAGGATCTTGCGGCCATTAAGTCGACGCACAGTTGCCACGGCTTTTTCTGCAGACAAGAATGCCACGTCACCCAGAATGTACACGGTATCTTCTGGCCCAATCAAGTCGTTCCATTCCCGAATCATGGCCTCGTTCATGTAGGCCACATCGTCACGAAATCGTGCCCGTGCAACAGGACAAAAACTCATGATGTTTTTGTGTCCAAAATGCAGATCACTTGTGATCCAGGTTGTCATGCTTCTGCTCCCACAAACTCCCGCACCCATTCAAATCTGGTGCTGGCTGGTATCCATTTGAATTGGGCTTTTCTGCGTTCTGAGTTTTCCCAGTCCATGCATATCATAACCCAGTCTGGCTCAGAGCTAAAGGCCACAGTTTCGGCAACCCGCACGACTTCTACAAATCGTCCGTCTGTTGTTTTTGCTACCATAACCATCATATGTTACTCCTTGTTGCTGTACTTATTATAACACATGAGTCCATGATTGACCTAGGTCTTTTTCAATAGCACTCACGCAATGTTATTTGAACATTCTTGTATCTAAGATAATTGCTGCACCCAAGATTAGCCATACTATTCCAGGCCAAACACCGCCACCGGCGATTGCGGCAATGCCAGCTCCTAAGTTAACACCACCGACAGTGTATCCAATCGTCTTGCGGTGACGACCAAACCATTCCATAAATTTTTCCATTGTGTTCCCGCCTGTTAAAATAAAATACCTGTACTAGTCCACTAGACTGTACAAACGATCAGTCCAGTATTCATTGTAGTTGTTGCATTTTTCTGCAATCATCTGCACTGCGGCACTACGTTGTAGATATGTGCAAGTGAGTTTTGCTTGCTCAAGTTCAGCAATCAACTGGTCAATGTCTTGATTCATTTTTTCATTGAGTGTCATTTTTGCTCCATAATTTTCATAAAATTCTGCATCATGGCCAGGGCCTGTGTCATGCTTTGTTCAGGACTGGGATGCTGTACGCAGGCCGCTGTGACATTTTGCTTTTGAAATTGTGCCAACGCTGCCTGGCAAGAATTGATATTGGCATAATTGCCAACGGTGGTAACACCTGTGGCTAGCACCAGAATCAAGTTATACATTCGTCAACTCCTGCGTTAGTTCAACACGGCACAGGACTCAAACAGGTCACCGTACATTTCTTCGTACACTGCATCAAAGTCCTCACGAATCCACTCAACGGCGTATCCGCGCTGGGCATAGTCATCTGCCATGACCTGCAGGTAGCGCTGGGCCTGTAGGGCACTCATGTTCTGATTGGCCATCAGACTCAGGTTGCTACAATGTGCAAAATTATTGCTGTCTCTGTGGGCACTAACCTGTACAAATTGCTTGATCATTTCTGGCTCCTTTTTGCTGTCTATGCGTATATTATAGCAGTTCGGTGAATAAGGGTCAACCGAATTAGCATCCACGAACATCGCTGTTCAGATTGGGTTTATGCAAACGGATAAGCTCACGCTCCAGAGCATGAGCTGCACTTTTGCCACGCACTGCGTCAACAATCAACACTGCAAAACTGTCTGCGCCGCGCTCACGCATGCACTCATACAGTGCCCAGCTCTTGTCTTCAGTTCTGCTACGATAAACATGCTTGTTGAAACGAGTCTGAACACTACGGTTCACTGTGCTGGCAGTTTTGGCAGTAACACCAATGTAAAAATCTGCACCAGATTGTAGCATGTAGATCACATGCGTACGATCTGAACGTTTTTTACGTGGTGTGTTTTTTGCTTCCATGCGTATATTATAGCATTTCGGGCAATATTGGTCAATCGGGCAAATTGTGGTTATTTTACAACAATTTCTGCTGCAAATACTAGTGTAGCGTATTGGCGAATAATGGTCAACCGCTAGATACGTGCTAGATACCGCATGAACCGGTCAAAATCCCCGTACATGGTCATCATCAGGGCCTGCTCGCTGCCAAACAAGGTGATCTGTAATTTCCTTGCCAGTTTGAGATAGTAGGGACAATCCAGTTTTCGATCCATCAACAGCAGATGTCGTGGCAGCAGAGTGTGTGCCGGAATGTCAAACACATACATCTTGATGTCAAAGGTGGTAATGGCCTGATAGCCTGCGGTGGTCAAACGCATGCCGCCGCCATCGCGAGAATCCATCCACCAGTCGGCAAATGCTTGGTCAAAGACCGGGCAATCGTCTGCTGGCAAGCCTTGTAGGATTTGCTGGGTGAGTTGGATCTTATCGAACATCGGGGTATATCTGCGCCCCCTGAGTCAATAGCACTACTGTGAACTTGTCTGTTTTGAACTGTGTGTTTAGTTTCTTGGCCAGATTTTTTGCATGGCCAGGATTTGAAAAACTAACTTTTTTATACTTGGGCCCTGGATACTGGGTCAGCATGTTTGCAGTTTTGAGATTGATGGGCTTGGCCTCGTAGAACACTGCCCACACGCCTTCGCTGGCCAACACTTGTTCGGTCTTGTAGGTTTGCTTGTTTATGTGCTCAATCAGCACTTGAGGCTTGGGTCTACTCATAGCATTATTTATGCCATTAACTATGTGCTTTTAAATGATCCACCATCCAAAACCACCTCTGTTACTGAGTTCTCAACAGGCACAGTTCGCATGGCAGCCAGGGTCATCAGCAGTTTGGTTATGTCACCGTGCAGATCCTTGGCGTCACGCAGGGTCATGACAAAGTCTTTTTGCCCACGACTCTCGTGTGCCTTGATTGAATCAACAAACCGATTGATGTGTAAGCTCATACTATGTTCTTTTGACGAATTGTGTCAGTTCTGGAGCCTTCCAGCCCACTGGCTTTAGCACTTTACCATCTTCACGCTTGCGAACCTTGCCGGTCTTTTTATCAATCTTGGCAAAGTTTGTGTTCATGACTTCTTTCCAGGCGCCTTCGCCGTCAAAACCAGCACTGTGAATGGCACCAATAGTAACAACTAAAATATCAATCAAGGCATCCAGCTGTTCAGTTATGTTATCTTCTACAACTGCTTGTTTGAGTTCGGCATGTTCTTCGTCTATTAGATTCAGATACATCTTGTACTGAGAAATTGCATACGCATCAGTTTTCTGATCGCAGGCTTTCATGAATTTTTCTTGATCTCTAAACGGATTCATTTGCTTGTTCCTTGGAGTGGAAAGGACCTTGATATGCATAGCGTTGCAAGGTAATAAGTTTGGGGTTCTGCACAGTCTTCCAGGTGCGATGTTGTTTTACTCGATACCAACCAGCAGCAAACCAGGACTTGGATTTGTTGTCTCTAGTAAACAGCGGCAATCGATGAGTCACATCCCACATGGCATTGTGTACCACACCACCGGTGTCATAGCCGTAGGCCTGTTGATCTTGTGACGGAGTCACTGATTCTTTTTCTGCAAATTCAATTCCAGCAGCACGACCTGCCATCTTGAGCGTTTTGTATCGTTGCACTGTGTTTTGAATTTTTACAACAATGCCCTCTGCGTCAGCTTCAATTTGACCAATCTTGCGGTCGTCTTTTTTAAGTATCCAGTAGCGATCTGCTATCACTGGTTTAGCCACTATGCTGTTCATTCAACACTCCTTTGTAGGTTTCATTCAACCAGCGTCCAAAACTGTCTGCTGAGTCGCTGCACTTGACCAATTCGTACTTGCCACAGAATCGCAAAAAGTGACTGCCCACTTGTCCCACGTCCTTGTGACTCACTTGATCACGTATGGCAGCATCCACTAGATCCTTGATCTCTTGTGGCTGTGCTGTGAGATCAATTAGACAACGATTGCGTTCATAATCATCCAGAACTCTGTGTTCGTCACCATTGTGGTCGGTCCAACGCTGCAACATGAGATTGTTCCAGGCATAGCCTTTTTTGCCCATGTCGCCAAAGGCTTCTTCTAGCCCAACCTTGTTCTTGGTGCCTTTGGTTCGCACACCGGGATATGCACTGAACACATTGTCACTGGTATCGCCACGCATGCATTTTTCAAACAGCAACCAGGCAGGATCGGGCACAGTCTTGGGCAGCTTGGTCTTTTTGTCCTTGATCAGCTGTCCCTTGACATCAAATATGCCATCTATTGTGATCAGCTCATCTGTGATACCATTGTACTGTTTGACATTGGGCGCGATCAACTGCACAAAATCTGTGTCTGAGCTGACCACTATGTGTTCGTCTTGGGGGTGTAAGGCTATCCATCGTGCAATGATGTCATCTGCTTCGGCCTGGGGCTCGCGGATCACACTGCAATTGGTCTTGTTGCTCAGGTATTTAGTCAGCTCATCATAGGTTTCCCAGAACAGCTTGTCTTCTTCGGCCTGATCGTCATTCATGGCAGCACGGGCCACAGCACGATTGGCCTTGTAGGGCTTGTAGTGATCCTTGCGCCAGCTGCGCCCTTCCAGGCAGAATATCACATGGTCTGCTTGAAAACGCCGCACAACCTTGTTGGCACTCATCAGAGTTAGATACAGTGCAAACCCCAGCTTGGTCCAGGAGTCCGCAGCACGGTGTGCTTGATGCCGTGCTCGAAAGAACATGTTGCTTGTGTCAATAAGAAGGTATTTCATCAGGGCCCAGTAGTTGGTTATCTTTAATGTATTGTAGCACATGTTCAGCCCAAAGTCTATGACTTTTGGCATCAAAATGATAACTTTTGGCATTGGCATAGGTGCCACCGTTGTTTATTAGCCAATTGTGATAGGATTCTCCCCGAACATAAGGATACATGTAGTTCTTGCCCCAGTCGTGTTGATTCTGGATATCACTAAATGTACTGT